ATTGTATTTACAAAACTTATTTCGGTTGTTTATTACTATCTTCTTGTAAATGTTCTTCTTTGTTTTGTTCTTTAACTAACTCAAAATCAGCTTCAACAAGCAAACCTTTGTGATCTTCTAATATTTGTTTCATTTTTGACTCTAATTCAGCAGGAGTTAAACTATCTAAAGTTCCGTACTTAATAACTTTTTGATCTATATATAAACCAGCAGCTTTACCTCTAGCAACTTCTGCATTAATTGCTGCAGACCAGGCACCTTTTGCACGAGATTCTTCTCTTAATTTTGCAAGTTCACTAATATGATTTTCAAAAGTAACTTCATATTTCTTTTGTACTTCTTCGCGAAGTTCACCAATGTATTTTGCAACTAAAGGATATTTCTTTGGACTACGAAGTTCAGCAGCTGTAATTCTAGCTCTATCTTCTTCGTACCCAGCTTGTCTTGCGCATTCAGTAGCAGTTAGTCTACCTTCATTATAAACTAATAATTCTGCAAACTTTATTTGCATTGGAGTTAATTGTTTATGTAAGCCCATAACTTGACTTATAAAGTAACTTCACGTATAAGTCAATTGGGGTCGGCTTACGAGAAGATGAATGATTATACCTTCAGACACTGGACCCCACTAAAAAGGTTGTTATGATTAATGGGAAAACATTAGCGATGGTACTTGATAAACTTTTGACAAAGTCAGAGGTTGCACAGAATGCACGCATACAAGTTCAAATGCCAAATGGAGATTTGCACGACATCACAGAAATAAAATTAATGGAAAACATGTTGATTGGTCCATTTGAAACTCATAGATTAGTATTAGTTACTGAACCACAAAAACATAAAATGTCCAAAGTTGTACGCTCTTCACAAATAGTGTAGTTACGTTGAAACCAGAAACAAAATTTTGGCAAGAAATTAAAAAAAATACTCCTAAAATATCTTGGACAAGACTTGAATCTTGGAGTTCTTTTGGCGTTCCAGATTTGTTAGGATACAACGAATCTTGTGGATTTTTTATGGTTGAGCTTAAAGTATCTACTCGTAACAAAATAACTCTTTCACCACATCAAAAACTGTTTCATATGACTCATCCTAAAAGATCATTTATCTTTGTTAAGACCCTCGCTCCTCGCTCCGCAAAACTTTATCAAAGCTCCGCGCTCAACGCTTCGAACTTCGATCTTCGTGATGCGAAGACCGCGGCCCAGGATGATTGGGCCGCGATCCAGGAGGCATTAATCGGAGGCGATTAATTCTTGAATTTATTATTCACGTCCCGCGATTCGCGGTACTTCTTATCAAAATCATTGTTCTGTTTGTTATCAATATAAACCATATACCAATATAACAGCACACCAACCAATAGCGTAACGCCGGCCCCCGTTACGAGGAACGCGTATAGATCTTCAAAGAACTCAATCATTGGCAACTCCATTTTGATATTCTCTCATTCACTGCTTCTTCTAAAGTTTCAGCTTCTGCAATGATGTCTTCATTCGAAGCAAGAGCCAAGGATCGCGCTTCGTCAATAAACATTGTTGATAAGTGAGAAGCTTTGCCCATAAACTCACCTTCGTTATACTTACCGTCTAACCAATCGCGGTAGTAGTTATTTACTAATTGTTCTAATGTCATTACTCATCCTCCTTTGTTGGTTTGTTAAGTGCGAAATCAATTATATCTTTAATCTCTTCCGCGCTATTCTTGCCGTTGATAACATCAAGGAATAGATCCGCGATATCATCCATATCAGTATTGAACTGATATAAGTCTTGTTTAGTTATGTGTTTCATAATCATCCTTTCTATTTATAATAATAGATTATCCCATAATAATAGTCAAGTCAATATATAAATAAATATTTATCAATGATCCACGAATCGAGATCAACGGAACGCGATATGTCAATGCGACATATTGTCGCAGGCGCGCCTGGGTTGTTCGCGCATAGGTTGTGCGCATGCTCGCGCATAAGTTGTGCGCCGCTGCGCGGCTGTTGTATTGTGGATACACTGTTGCAAAAATGTCACAGCGGGCTGCGCCCGCTATCCGCTCCATGTGCTCGCGCTTCGCGCTCGCGCTTGTGCCCGCTTCGCGGGCCGGGGGCCGGGAACGGTTGAGCGTTGCATTGTGGTAACACTGTTGCAAAAATGTCACCACCCGCTGCGCGGGCAGGATGCAGCCCTCGCCGCTGCGCGGCTCGGGTCGTCGCGCTGTTGCGCGACTCCTTGTGGGTCCCAAAGCGATCTAGTATGCCGATAGTTCGTGACCCCCCATCCCCCTTAAAATAAGTAGGGGTCCCATAGGTATACCCTTTAGACCTGGATTTAGACATTTAACCGTGATAAATACATTATAAAAAAATATCAAAGGTGAAAAAATTTTATAAAAAATTTTATAAAAAAATTTTATGGATGTAAGTAAGATAGACTTGAATAAACTTCCCGTGGATGCACGTAAGGAGTTTATGAAATATGCAATAAAGTATGATGAGAAAGTAAAAGAAGAAAAGGTACATAAAGACTTTTTAACTTTTGTAAAATCTATGTGGCCAGATTTTATACAAGGTTCACATCATAAAAAAATTGCAGATCAGTTCAATCGTCTTGCAGAAGGTAAGATTAATCGTTTGATTATTAACATGCCACCGCGACACACGAAATCTGAATTTGCTTCCTTCTTACTTCCAGCATGGATGATTGGTCGTAATCCAAAATTAAAAATTATCCAAACAACGCACACAACTGAACTTGCAGTACGATTCGGTAGAAAAGCAAAACATTTAATTGATAGTCAAGATTATAAAAAATATTTTAAAACTACCCTGCGCGAAGATTCACAAGCCGCGGGCCGTTGGGAAACGGATCAAGGTGGAGAATACTTTGCAGCCGGTGTCGGATCGGCGATCACGGGCCGCGGAGCGGACTTATTGATTATCGATGACCCACACTCGGAACAGGATGCAATGAACCCAGAAGCTTTGGAGCGTGCTTATGAATGGTATACATCAGGTCCACGTCAACGATTACAACCTGGTGGAAAGATTGTTGTGGTTATGACACGTTGGTCTTTAAAAGATCTTACCGGATCGTTGATCGGGGCTCAAAAGTCATTAAAGTCAGATCAGTGGGAAGTGGTAGAATTTCCGGCAATCTTACCCGATGAAAAACCAGTATGGCCAGAGTATTGGAAGTTATCAGAATTAGAATCAGTTAAAGCATCTTTATCTATTCAGAAATGGAATGCACAATGGATGCAGAATCCAACATCAGAGGAAGGTTCAATCATTAAGCGCGAATGGTGGCGCAAGTGGGATAAGGATTATATTCCAGAACTGTATCATGTGATTCAAAGTTATGACACGGCATTTTTAAAAAAAGAAACAGCAGACTATTCAGCCATTACCACCTGGGGAGTATTTTATCCAAGCGAGGATAGCGGACCTAATTTAATATTATTAGATGCAGTTAAAGAAAGATTAGAGTTTCCAGAATTAAGACGTAAAGCTTTAGAACAATATCACTATTGGAAACCAGAATCGGTGATCGTGGAATCAAAAGCATCAGGATTACCCTTAACTTATGAATTACGTAAAATGGGGATTCCTGTCATTAACTTTACACCAAGCAAAGGAAATGATAAGCACTCTAGAATAAATGCTGTAGCTCCAATATTTGAATCAGGTCAAATATGGGCTCCAGATCATAAGTTTGCAGAAGAGGTTATTGAGGAATGCGCGGCGTTTCCTTTTGGAGATCATGATGACCTCGTAGACTCAATGACACAAGCGTTAATGAGATTTAGACAGGGTGGCTTTATTGAACACCCAGAGGATTATGTAGATGAAAAAATTATTCATGAAGAAAAGGAATACTACTAAATGAAACAAATCCTATTCAGATTATTTGAAAATTTAAAACAATTAGGAATTAAACCTAATATTGGTAGTAGAACAAATGTAACTCCAATACCTGGATCAGAAATAGATAGATTAATTAATAGACCAGTAACGCCAAAAGAATTTGATTATTCAAAACCAGAAGTTGTGGATAGCTTAAAAAGTATAATTCAAAATGCTTCTGACTACGTAGGTCAATTTACTGAAAAACAATTAAGAACATTTAATAATAACATTGAAAGAATTTTAGGAGTAGTTAAACCAAAAGAAACAACGGCTGAAGTTATAGATATTACAACTAAAGAAAAAATTACAGGACCTGGACTTGAAAGTTTAATGAAAGAAAAAGGAGTTGCACCTATTAGTAGAAAAACAATTGAAGCTGAAACTTTAATTAAAAAATTTTTAGATGATGATTTAATTTCATTAAATGAAAAACAAATAGATCAATTATCCAGAGGTAAAGCGGAAGATGTATTTGAAAATATTTTTGGAAGTAGAGCTAAAGAATTAATTACCGGTAAAAATACTAATGAAAGTTTAAATGAAGTTTATAATAAATTAAAAACTACTAAAGATGTGAAAGGAAGATTACCTGATGATCCAAACTTTGATCCATCAGATATAGAATTTAAAGAGGGTGGATCTGTATCTGAAGATGTTAAACAATTACTCAAAGAAGAATTTATAAAAATAATTAATGAAAATCCTGAAGCTTATCCAGATACTAATGCTGGCTTTAGAAGATTTTTAAAACGTAAAGGATCGCCTGTATTTAATTATAAGGATGGCGGTAGAATTGTAAAAAGAAGACAAGAAAAAAAGGATGGTAAGTTAGGACCAACTGACCCTTTAAGTAAATATGAATCTTATTCGGAAGAAGAATTAGCAGGAAACATAGAAGCAAAGAAACCAACCTTTGAAACATTAGAAGATTACATAATGGAAACAATGCCTATGTTTGTACCAAGAGATGTAGCACCTCCTAAATCTTATTCACCTATGCCTGTTGAAGAATATTTAAGAAGAAGATTTCAAATAGACCTTGCAAAAGGTGGAATAGTCAAAACGAATTTGACAAAAACAATACCACCTGTTAAAGGTCCTAATTCACAAGGTGTTGAATCATTATTTAAAAAAAGATAGAATATAATCATGGCTGAAATAGATAAATCATTACCGAACGTTACTCCAACTCCATCGGACCCAGAATTTAAAGAACAAGAAATTGCTTTAGAAACTAGAGATGAATTAGTCCCACAAATTTCAAATGAAAATATTGAAATTAATCCCATGGAAGATGGTGGTGCAGAAATTTCTTTTAATCCAGTTCAAGAATTACAATCAAATAACCATTCTTCAAATTTAGCAGAAATAATTGATGAACAAATATTAGTTGAAATAGGTTCAGAGTTAGTTGATGATTACAATGAATACAGATCCTCGCGCCAAGATTGGGAAATGGCGTATACTAATGGTCTAGATCTTTTAGGATTTAAATATGAAAGACGAACAGAACCATTTAGAGGTGCATCAGGTGTAACACATCCTGTACTTGCAGAATCCGTAACACAGTTTCAAGCACAAGCTTACAAAGAATTACTTCCAGCGGACGGACCCGTGCGAACTCAAATCATTGGAGCAATAACACCTGAACGACAAGATCAAGCAAATAGAGTTAAAGACTTTATGAATTATCAAATTATGGATGTTATGAAAGAATATGAATCTGAATTTGATCAGATGTTATTCTATTTACCATTATCAGGATCTACATTTAAAAAAGTTTATTATGATTCAATATTAGGTAGAGCTGTTTCAAAATTTATTCCAGCAGAAGATTTAATCGTTCCTTATTCTGCAACTTCTCTTGAAGATGCAGAAGCTGTTATTCATGTTATTAAAATTTCTGAAAATGATTTACGTAAACAACAAGTAAATGGTTTTTATAGAGACGTAAAATTAGGGCAACCTCCATTAAAAGAAGATGAACTTAAAAGTAAACAAAGAGAATTAGAAGGTATCCGAGTTGAAAAACAAGATGATATTTATACCTTGTTAGAATGTCATGTTAATTTAGATTTAGAAGGTTTTGAAGATAAAGATCCTCAAACTGGTGAGCCCACAGGAATTAAACTTCCATACGTTGTAACAATTGAAGAGGGATCAAGAGAAGTTTTATCTATCAGACGTAATTACAAGGAAGAAGATCCATTAAGAAATAAAACTAATTATTTTGTTCACTTTAAATTTTTACCAGGTTTAGGATTTTATGGATTTGGTTTAATTCACATGATTGGTGGTTTATCTAGAACTGCAACATCAGCTTTAAGACAATTATTAGATGCAGGAACTTTAGCTAATTTACCATCTGGATTTAAAATGCGTGGTATTAGAGTTAGAGATGATGCTCAACCATTACAACCTGGAGAATTTAGAGATGTAGATGCGCCAGGAGGTAATTTAAAAGATGCATTTATGCCTTTACCATTTAAAGGTCCTGATTCAGTATTATTACAATTAATGGGGCTTGTAGTTCAAGCAGGTCAACGTTTTGCATCTATTGCCGATTCACAAGTAGGTGAAGGAAATCAACAAGCGGCTGTGGGCACAACGTTAGCATTACTTGAAAGAGGTTCACGTGTAATGTCAGCAATTCACAAAAGAATTTATGCTTCTTTGAAACAAGAATTTAAATTATTAGCAGATGTATTTAAAACTTATTTGCCTCCTATTTATCCATATGATGTAGTAGGTGGAAATAAACAAATTAAAGTTGCGGACTTTGATGATAGAGTTGATATAGTTCCAGTTGCTGATCCAAATATATTTTCACAAACTCAAAGAATTAGTTTAGCACAAACTCAATTACAACTTGCTCAATCTAATCCACAAATTCATAACTTATATCAAGCTTATAAAGATATGTATCAAGCAATTGGTGTAGACAATATAGATTTAATATTACCACCACCAGCAAGACCAATGCCAATGGATCCAAGTTTAGAACATATTAGCGCAATGGGTAGTCAACCTTTTCAAGCATTCCCAGGACAAGATCATAGAGCACACATAGAAGCTCATTTAAACTTTATGCAACTAAATATGGTTAGAAATAATCCTATGGTAGTTGCTGCAATTCAAAAAAATATACTTGAACACATATCTATTATGGCTCAAGAACAAGTTCAGTTAGAATTTTCTCAAGAATTACAACAATTACCATTATTACAACAACAAGCAGCTCAAAATCCTGCAATTGCTCAACAATTACAAATGATAGTGCAAAAAATTGAATCTAGAAAAGCAGTATTAGTAGCTGAAATGACATCTGATTTCATGAAAGAAGAGAATAAAATCACTTCTCAATTTGATTCTGACCCATTATTAAAGCTAAAATCACGTGAAGTTGATTTAAGAGCCATGGAAAATGAGCAAAAACGTAAAGAAGCTGAAGATAGGATCAATTTAGACAAAATGAAAGCTTTAATGAATCAACAAAATAATGAAAATAAGCTTGAACAAAACGAAGATTTAGCTAAACTACGTGCTGGAGTAAGTCTTGCAAAACAAGGCGTACAGCAAATGAAAATAAAAGGAATATAATATGAAAAATAGTCAAAAAAAAATTGGTAAAGTGATGAGAGAATTTAAAAAAGGAGAACTTAACATAGGTAAGTCTTCTAAAAAAGTAAAAAATCCTAAACAAGCAATTGCTATTGCATTATCTGAAGCAGGTCAGTCTAGAAAACCAATGGCAAAAGGTGGATCTGTTATAAAAAATTCATCTTCAAGATCAGAATTTGGTAATCAAGTTGATTTTTCAAAATTTACAAATTCAGATGGAACTTTAAAAGGTGGAATTGATGTAGAAGTTTCTAATCCACAAGAAACTCAAGTAGAACCAGTGGGTGGACAAAGAAGAATGCTTGCGGAGAAAAAAAGATCAGCGAAGTGGTACTAAACCATGATTCAAATGTTAGGAGCTGTTGCACCTCTTGCTAAAATTTTATTTAGTACAGTTGAAAAAGCTATTCCTGATAAAGATCTTCAAGAAAAATTAAAAGCACAATTACAGACTCAATTACTTCAATCTCATACTCAAGAGTTACAAGCAGCATCAAGAATTATTGAAGCTGAAGCAAAAGCTGGATGGTTCGCATCTAGCTGGAGACCATTGTTAATGTATGTGTTAATCTTTATTTTGGTATGGAACTATGTTATAGGTCCTGTTATTAAAGTATTCTTTGGAGCAGTTATCTCCTTTGAATTGCCTGGCGATGTTTGGACATTATTAAATGTTGGACTTGGTGGGTATGTGATAGGTCGTTCAGCAGAGTCGGTTGCAAGAACGATGTCAAATAAACCGACAAACAACAACCATGAAAATGGATAAGGAGATAAAATGAGAAACGATTACGGAATAAGACCAAGAGCAAAAATGAAAAAAG